TTTTGCTATTGCAAATGACCATTCACCAATGCAGCCTTTAGATGTTTCCCAGTCCCCACATAATACTAAGGCATCACATTTATTTAACATGTCCAAACATATTTTTAAGCCTTTTGAGTATTGTGTATCAAAGTACAACATGCTGAAATTGTGAAGAGGTGATAGATATGTATTGTTCTTATCTATCATTACTAGGTTTTCCATGATTGTATCAATGGAATACTTATTGGCTTTATCTCCTCCAAATGGATGAGCTACATATATTAATTGGTTTTTAATCATCCGCTTCTCCCTCTTGTACTAGATCATTGATGTGAAATGTTTCACCCTCAGCCGCATCATCTGCCAATTCTTCTTCCCATAGTTTACCCTGCGCTCTTGCACCTTTTACAAACATCTCAATTTCTTCAACTAATGGAATTAATTTATCTTGCGGTTTCTCTTCTACTTTGATCCATGAAGTACTAATTGTACATTCATCACCTTTTTTATTTGTTATCAAAAGCACATATTTAACTTCTGTGATAACTCTAGGCAGTTGTTTATGCCATTTAAAGTTAATGGATTTAATCTTCATCCACTCTTCTTCAAACAGCTTAAATACTTTAAATACTTCAAATACTAGCGTTCTTGCTTTTACATATGCTTCTAATATCTCTGGTCTGAAATCATCTTCTGTAACCAGTTGATATGTTTCAGTAATACCAGCATTATTTACTTTCTCATACTTTACTTTCTTTTTATCCCCAAATCCAATGCTTAGTATCCTCATCTTTATTTTCCTTTCCGTTGTTTATCTTCGCACACCCAATCCCCACAGAGTACTTTATTTCGTTTGTTAGTGTCAAATTTCTTTCCGCACTGCACACAGTATCTTGTGTATTTAAATGCTTTCTCTAATCTTGCTTCACGTTCTTGCTCTAGTTGTTCCTTCGTCTTTCTAGGCTCTACTGGTTTGCCTACTCTACAATCTGGACACCATGTGTTATGGCTATCTGGTGTAAACAACCTATCACATCTATGACATTTTCTTTGCATGTTTGCTCCTTAATCTTTTACAGTGCAGCTATACCCTTTTAGCTTTCTCATCCTGTGCCTAATGGTTCTTACGTTATCCCCAACATATTTATAGGCATCTCCCTGTATATTCTTCTGCTCGTTATATTTATCTAGCTGCACTCTCCATTGAATATAACTTTCACATTTACTGTGGCATCCTACTTCTCTAAATTGGCACTCCCTGCATGGTGGTTTCATAATAACTCCTTGCCCATTGATTAAATACTTTGCTCCCCCTTTAATTCATCTCTTCGCATCCTTGCCTTCATCAATGCATCAGATGATATGAATACATATCCCCAATGTGGGATGAACGCTTTAATAACTTCTTTTGAGCGCCCTTTTACAATATGATCATGTGCTTTACATACATTTCTGTATCTGTCATTCATGCTCATAGCCCTCTAATCTATTGCCTATTACTTTAACTTTCCCATTATTTAATACAAATGCTAAGTCAAAATCTAATACCGCATCATGTTGTGTTGTGTCCTGCTGGTTAATTGCCTTGCATCTCCATTGGTATTTATCAACGCTGTAATATACTTCCCCTACCATTGGTGCATCTTGTATTGATTTGCAATCAAACTCAATATGGTCCTTTTCGTATATTCTTTGTCCTAGTGTGTCTTTTGCTTCGCTTCCTCTACATAGTGTTCCGTCCTCAATTGGTACCCATGCATAGGTATCATTTTCTACTGCTAATAGTCTTATTTGTGAGTAGCTTTGCTTTATTTCATCACTACTTACCCATTCTGACCTGTTCACGTTCTTTCGTAGGCCTTTATATACTAATGGCTTCATGCTACCTCCTCACACACTGCATTGATGCCCAGTTTCTTTAGTAACTCGTGTATCATCAATCTTCCTTTTTGTGTCCAGCGTGTAGATGCTTTGCACTCCAATCTTCCGTCTGTAGTCATGTATGTGTGTGTCTTAGTCTTTGTGTACCCTTTTCGCATTAAATCGCTGTACAAAATCCATTGACCGTTTACGCTACGTTGGATGTGTGCATCATGTAGTATCTTGTTTAAAGCTTTAGCACTTAATCCATAGTCTGCAGCAATCTGTGTTACTGTCATTGCATTTGTACTGCTTAGTATTTTGTCCACATAGTCAACCTTTGGCTCATATTCCGCTATTTGTTGTTTCTGTTGCTCAATGATAGCCTTTGATTGGTTATGTGCTTCTACTTCGTCTGCGTATAATCTCAATGCTTCTGGTAGTGTCTTTGGAATATGTAGATCATAGCTTCCTGTTTTTCTAATTTGTGGAAGTACTTCGCTAGTTACCCAGCGTTTAAATTTCTTCGCACCTGGCATCTTTGATTTCAATATCAATGAATATAGTCCAGACTCATTGATTAAATATGTTTCTCTGTTTTGACCTGTGTCGGCAATTTGCCAACGCAGCTTATCTTCTTCATCAATATGTTTTCTAATTGCATCTGCAGTATCTTTATAGCCAAGTGCAGTTGCTACGCTCTTGGCCACAAAGTACACTTCATCTTTAATAATGATTGTTCTAAGTTCCCCAAACTCATTACTATTGAATAGTGTTGTTACATGGTTCATAACTTTGTCCCCTACTATTAGGCAATACTTCTTATATGACCTAACCATTTTATTTACTCACCGCATCAATTCAGCATATATTTTTATGTTCTATAAATCTTTGTTGGAGCATATGCAGGACAGTCTTCACATTCTTCTTTCTTTAGCCAATGTAATGTACCTGCAGTTTTACCTTTGAATACTTTTATTGATGTTTTCCCCTTAGGGCAAGATGCTTTCACCCATAATGCACCGCTTTTTGCTGGTCCAAATGAATGGCTACATATTTTTCTTGGTCTACCTCTTCGCATATTCCCTCCTAGAATGGAATATTTTCATCATCATCTACAAATCCATTTTCAAAATTACTTGCTCCGCTTTCATTTTGTTTAAGGCCATATGTAAGATTTTTGACTACAATCTCTGTAATGTATCTTTTACTTCCGTCTTTTTCGTAGGATCTAGTTCTTAATTCGCCATTTACTGCTACAAAATCACCTTTACGTAACCCACTGTAAAGTTCCGCATCAACCCAACATACTATGTTGTGATATTGTGTACTCTGTTGCTCATTCACATATTTATTTGTTGCCATTCTAAATGTTAGTACTGGCTTTCCTGTTTTTGTATATCGTAGTTCTGCATCTGCTACTACGTTACCGCTCAAAAATACTTCATTTACGTTTATCATTTACTTCATCCTCCCATTTTTCACATTCTTTACTAATTACGCATAATGACATTATTGATACTCCTAGCATTGCCCCTATCACAATGCCTATTCCTAGTAGTTCCATGTTTAACCTCCTCAATTCTTATCAATCTATAAAATCTATAAGGATATCCTTCTTCTGATACAGACTCAACTACACTATCTGTTTCTACGTAATAGCCTTTTGGCGGTTGGATATAATCTCTCCATTCGCTCGGCTTTAAAATCTCTGTTTTTACTTTAGGTTTTTCTAAATTCTTGCTACTGTTCCACCTGCGCTTAAATGCATCTTCTTTATCTGAATAACATGCGCTCCTTTTTTCTTTTACAAAGTAGCTTGCTAATCTTACTGCATCTTCTGCTCTTCCTTGATACAACATCAGCTTATGCATACCATGTGTCCATAATTCATTGATTTCATCTGAATATAATTCTGCATTATTGATGATCATGTGAAAGTGGATTCTTGTTTTTCCCTCTGCAATGTAGATGTACTTTAATTCTTTACCCAGTTTTTTATATCTTCGTTTTAGTCTTCTTATAAAATTCTGAATATCTTTCTTTGCATCTTCCCATGTAGCTGGCTGTTCTTTATATGTGAGTGTGATATAACAATCATTTGTAGTGAAGTTATTATCAATCAACATACGCAGCATTGCTTCCGCTTGTTTTTCATTTTGCTTTTTCTGTGCTTCTGGTGTGATGCTTTTCTTTTTTACACGCTTGCCATTCTTTCTATAGGTTCTTGATGTGTGATAATCAAGTACCTCTATCATATTTTTAGATATGACCTTCTTACGCTTCCTCATCGTAATTACTCCCCATGGTCGATTTGTTAATATGTTATATCTAGTTAATAAGAAAAGCCTTGGAATAAGCTTTTCCCTAGTCTTTTATGCCCATGTGTGA